TAAACATTGGAAAAAAATAAAAGGTTATTATTATAAAGATTATAGATATAAATCATATATTGACGTATTAAAACATATATGTATTGAATTAGATTCTAAGAAATGTCGGGATAGTATAATATTATATGAAAACCCAGCGTAAAAATAAGTATAAAAAAATGAGACGTATTAATAATATATGGAGCAATTAAATTTGAATTTATTATTAAATAGAATTGAATCTGAAAAAATATTTATGGAAGCGTTAAATAATTTTGAACAAAATAAACAAAATAAAACAATAAAAAGGGGAATTTATGTATATGGTTCGCCGGGGAGTGGGAAAAGTTATTTTGTAAAACAACTATTGAAAAAAATGAATTATGATATAGTTTTATATGATGCCGGCGATGTAAGAAACAAATCAGTTATAGATATGATAACAAAACACAATATGTCAGATATTAATGTATTGAGTATGTTTAAAAAGAAAAAAAAACCCATAGCTATTGTTATGGATGAAATTGATGGTATGAATAACGGAGATAAGGGTGGTATAAATTCTCTCATAAAATTAATTAGACCTAAAAAAACAAATAAACAAAAGAAAGAGCAGATGACGATGCTTCCGATTATATGCATTGGTAATTATCATATTGATAAAAAAATAAAAGAAATTATGAAAATTTGCACACCAATTGAAATAAAAAAACCCAAAGATGTGGATATTAATAATATTATTAATATTTTAATGCCCAATATAAATAATGTTATAAAAAACAATTTAATAAATTATATAGAAGGTGATTTGCGAAAATTAAATTCATCGTATGAGATTTATATGAATCATAATCAGATATTAAAAACGCATTTATTTCATAATATATTTAAAAAAAAAAATTTTAATGAAGATACGAAAGATATAACAAAAAGATTGATTGATAATTATTACCCAATGTCAAAACATTTTTTATTAATGAATGAGACAGATAGAACTAGCGTGGGGTTATTATTTCACGAAAACTTAATTGATTATTTATTAGAAATAAAGGATAAAGAGCATTTAAAAGAATATATTTCTTTACTTGAAAATTTCGTTTATTCTGATTATATAGATAGAATAACATTCCAAAAGCAAATATGGATATTTAATGAAATGACATCATTATTGAAAACATTTTTTAATAATTATTTATTTCATAATAAAATAAAAAACAAAAAAAAGAAGAACATAAATGAAATAAGGTTTACAAAAGTATTAACAAAATATTCAACGGAATATAATAATATAACATTTATCCAAACATTATGTAACAAACTTACGATGGATAAAAAAGACTTGTTTTCATATTTTTTATATTTAAGAAAAGAACATAGTACATTGGAAGTTATTTATGATATATTGGCTAGCAATAATTATGATATAACTAAATTGGAAGTATCTAGATTATATAGATTTTTAGATAAATTTTATGAACAATACGATCCAACTGAATAAATTTAAAAAATATAAAATATTTTATAAATTTATAAAATATTTTATTTATGTTGATTAACAAACTTTTTGAAACCTTCGGCATTTCTTTCACCATTGTAGGTATCAATAACTTTATCACCATCCACCATTAATAATGATGGATATCCTGAAACGCCATATTTTTTAGCTTCTTTTTTATTTGCACTGGCTTCCATTGCTTGACACTTTACACCAGAGTCGTTGCTTTTTTCAAATTTTGCCCATTCCGGTTCCATTTTTACACAATGCGGGCAACCATTCATTTTGAAAAATACGAATTTTTTATCAGAACCACCTAAACCTTCAAGATAACTATTGTTTCCACCAATCCATCGCATTTGCTTTAATAGATAATATACTATATATAAACCCGCAAATAATAATACCCCTTTAACCACCGACATTTGGCGTTTTTTCACAGTCTTAATAAATTTTTTCACTTCTTTCGGCAATTTTACCATTATAATATAATACAAGATAATTTATTTTGATTATATAGTTGCATAAAATTTTAATAATTCCTTATCCTTAATAAACGATGACGGTTTTAGACTAGTTTCTCTAACATAATTAGGATTTGCATTTTTTAATAATTTTCTCTTATCAAATGTATTAAATTGGTGGGCAACACATAAAATACTTTTTCTTGGGTCCAATTGTGTTAAAGGTACCGTATAATCTTTTAAAAACCTTTTTTCTTCGGCCATTTCGGCTTCGTTATCATAGCTGGTTTGCGATAACAATTCTCTTTTAAATGCAAAGGTCCCAGCGGTTGCGTGCATTGGACCATACGGACCGAATTGATATATTTTGTCTAAATCATTAAAATAAATATATACAACACTGCTACCAGCCGCCAATGCTTTTGGTTGACTTCTTAATCTATTTACAGCGTGATTCACCCTGTCTGGTGGATAATAATCGTCATCGTCCATATATACCAATATTTCACCTTTACTTTTTTCGTGCATTAAATTGCGTTTTCTTCCCAATTTTATCTTTTTTTCATAGCGAAAATATTTTACACATTCAACATCTTTGAACAGATCTTCAACAGAATCTTCACCATCGTCAATGATAATCCATTCCATTAATTCTTTTGGATAAGTTTGAGCCTGAAAACATTTAATTAAATTTGGAAGAAATATTCGTCTATTATAAGTTGGTGTACAAACACTTACGAATGGTTTCCCATTGGGAGAAACTTTTTTTACTCTTTTTTTACCCATTTATAAAATAATATTAATTATGTATTTATATTATTTTTAAAGTAAAATGTAATTTTAAACAATTTTTGATTTTGCCTTTTCTTCTTTTGCATATGCTATTCTTTCCTCTTCTGCGAGTTTTTCGTCTGTTTTCTGCCCCGCCAGTTTGCTTCTCATAGCTTCTTTAAATTCGGCTTTCTTTTCACCGGTTTTAAATTCTTTACCAAAGATTTTTGTTGTATATTTTGTTGGATCATATGTTGGATTTGGACATTTTTTAGATTTATTCTTACCATCTTTGCCCTCACCTTTTTCAGCCGAACAATCATCGCCGCAAATTCTACTTTTTGGTTTTAAATTACTCAAACTACCGTAATACTTACTTTGTTGTAACATTAATAATATTAAAATTGCGCCACCGATAACACCAATAATCATTTCTTGATTATCTTCTTTGATAAAACTCAGTGGGCCATCACCACCATTAACTCCTAAATTTGAGGCTTCTTCGCCGTATAAATAACTTTTAAAATTATTTAACCATAACATGGCGGCCAATATTGCCCAAATAAACTTGTAGTCCCAAATAATATTTGCCCAAGTTTTTATAATTGTTTTTAACCCATCATTTTCTGTTTCCTGTGATCCCATTAAAATACTTGCAAACCATAAAATATGTAACATAAAAATACCAATTGACGACACTGCTCCTTGTGCAATCAAAAAGACGGTACACGAAAGAAACATTTTAAACACATACCAAGCTCTATATTCACTATCACCCTTTGATGGATCGGGAAATGGACCTCTTACAAACTCACTACCTTTGCCAAAATTCCACATAATCGATCTTATAGGTGCTATTACAATTGCTATCATTAAAATAATAACAAATAACATAGGCATAACGAAAGACAAAAGTATTGGAATGCATAAAAATACAACAAATAGATCGCTTAACCATAATTTTTTATTAATAAGATTAATTTCACTTAAACTACCCCAATGATCTGCTTTATAAAATGTATTCTTAATGGCGCAAAATGATGAATAATAAAGCATTGTTGTCCATTTTAAAGTTAAATAAAAGGGTAACATAAAAACATAAAACCCGTCTAATATATCATCATCATCCTTATTGGGTTTTGGTGGATATAAATATTCGCTTAACCAGGGCCAAAAAATTTTACCATATTTATTTGCTTTAACAGGGTCATAAGCTTCTTGTTGGACAACGCCCGTTTCGGGAGTATCTGAAAACAATAATGTTTCCACATCAATTGTACCACATTTAATATATTTACCAAGATATGGTTTTTGTTTATTGCTTTTTTCTAGAGGCATTCCTTTAATTTTATATAAAAATGCAGCAAAAAAATATGCTATTAATGCTATGGCTAAACTACCGACAAGTGGTTTTTTTAAAAAAATTTCAATTGTTTTAATATTTTGTACACATATATTTTTTTCAGATATCCATGAATGTGTATCAACCGAACATTCTTCTTTTCTTTTTTCAATTCTTTCTTCGGGTGACATTTTATCTACCATTGGTTTATATATAAATAATATTACATAAAAATATATTTAAAAATACTTTATAAATGCTAAACATAAATGAAAATAGATTTTAAACAACAATTGGATTTTAATAATGTTTTAATAAGACCACAGCGTACCACTATTTCATCGCGTTCCGAAGTTTCATTAGAAAGAACATTTCATTTTAAAAATAGTAATGTTTCTTGGACTGGTATTCCTATAATATCGTCCAATATGGATACAACTGGAACATTTGAAGTGTCGGATGTATTAAATAAACATAAGATGATGACGTGTTTAAATAAATTTTATACTGTTGGGGATTATGAATCTTTTCTAACAGAGAAAAGGAAAATAGACGGTTATAATGATTATATTAAAAATATAATTATTTCTATCGGAATAGGTAAAAATGATTTAATAAAATTGGAAAAAATATTAACAAAGTTTCCCGAAATTCAGTGGATATGCGTTGATGTTGCAAATGGTTATATGGAAAAATTAGTAAATGTTTGTAAGTATTTGAGAAAAACATATCCACAAAAAATTATTATTGCTGGCAACGTTGCCAGTGGTGAGATGACGCAAGAATTAATTATTAATGGTGGTGTTGACATTGTTAAGGTTGGTATTGGTCCGGGCAGTGCTTGTTTAACGCGTATGAAAACGGGTGTTGGGATTCCACAATTAAGCGCTATTATAGATTGCGCGGATGCTGCACACGGTTGTGGCGGATTTATAATCGGCGATGGCGGTATAACTTGTCCGGGTGATATGGCGAAGGCATTTGGAGGTGGTGCCGATTTTGTTATGTGTGGTGGTGTATTTTCTGGACACGATGAAAATCCGGGAGAAATAGTTATTGAAAACGTAAATAATGTTGAAAAAAAATTTAAAATGTTTTATGGAATGAGTAGTGAATTGGCAATGAAAAAACATTATGGTAAAATGGCTGAATATAGAGCTTCTGAAGGGCGAGTTATAAAAGTTTCATATAAAGGTAAATTGGAAAATACAATTTTGGATTATTTAGGGGGATTGCGATCAACGTGTGCTTATATTAATGCCTATAAAATTAAACATTTAACCAAGTGTTGTACATTTATTTTGGTATCACAACAATTGAATACACATTTCGTTAAATAAAATATCATATATAAATATATGGGTTGGACTAATAATTTTTTATCAATACTTTTATTATTTGTTTTAGCTTTTGTGTTGTCTAATATGTATGCTGATTTCAGTGATCAATTTGTATCCATTGATTCGGTAGCTGTAAAAAAATTTATTAAAAGTCTTTTTTAAAATATTGTATAATAATAAGTATAACTGTTATGGATCTTGTATATATTAGCATAAAAATATTTATATATTTTACAGTATTGTTTGTGTTTGTTTTTATTATTGGAAATATGATTTCTGATTTAAAAAATACAACGAATGAAACAAAAAATATAAATGAAACAAAAGAAAAAAAGGTAATAAATTGGTGGGGAGGTTTAAAAGCCAGTGGGTGGTGGGGAAAATTTAATAATAAAAATGCAAAGATAAATGGTAAATTTTTAGAAGGATTTACCAATGTTGGGGAAAAAACATTTCACAGCAATGAATTTAACCAAATAATTTTACCGGATGTAGATAATTATAATTTAGAAATCGCTGTTCCAATGGATCAACAATTATACCCAACGGTTCAGGGTAATTGGGGTTTTTATACGGATGAAACGGGTTCGGGTTTCACGGTTGGCGTTTATAGAGATGGTTATACTGGCGATGGTTGTTTATTAAAAGGTTTGAGTGAAAAAAGATACAAACATATGCTTGAAAGAGGTCCTTATGTGATTCGCTATGAAATAAGAAAAAATAAGAAACCAAATCACGATATTAAAATTTTTGTAAATAATAAAGAAGTTAAATATGTGGAAAATGAAGGAGTATCTAGTGGGAAGTTAAAATTTATTGGAATAAATGGGGATATGAATAAAAAAACAGACTCAAATGGGCCGGGGAGAAGACCGTTGGATTATCTAAAATTTATCCCTATCACAAACGAAATAAAATAGATGAATTAAAATATATCTTATAAATATATATACAAATTATTATGCATATATATATTTTATTATTTTTAGCATTATTTATAATTTTATTTGTTATTTTAAAAAAAAAAAAAATTACCGAAGGTGTAGTGCCGAGTGTAACAGTAAGTCACGGTCTGGATCGTGTAAAACCCCCATTACATATGCTCCATAAGACTGGTCCACCCTCGTGGAAACCACCCGATAGAAAACTTAACGAATGCGAAGGTGATTGTGATAATAAAGATTGTGCAACTGGTTTAAAATGTATTCAGAATCCAACAAAAAAATATCTCAACGCAAAATGTGGTGCTGTTGATAGTAAAAATAGTGAAAACGAGAATAATTATCAATCTGGGGTTGATTATTGTTTAAAAGAAGGTTTCAAAAATAAATCAAAAACATCATTTTTAAGTAATTTATTTAATAGAACGATAAAAACATTAACATTGGCAAATCCAAAACAGAGAGAGGGGGCAGTGGGCACAACCAGTGTACCGTCCACATTTACTGTGAATACTCAGGGCACAATTCCAAGGTTGCACACGAAAAATGATAGGGAAGTTCTTTTAAAGGGAACAGGAAATAATTTCAAGACCAATACAGATTATACCGTAACATTTAAAATGAATGTAAAAGATCAGGGGGGCGGCGGCGCGACGGAATCTTTTGTTGGGCATTACCGTGGAAACCAGCTAATAAAAGAGGTAAAAGGAAGTTCTCGCGACACAAGAAAAGTGGCATTGGCGTCAAGACGTGGGCAGCCCACGGAAGAACAAGATTATACCTTTCAAAATTTTAAAAGGGGTGATACATTAGTATTAAGTGGAGGGAGAGGTTGGACAAGAGGTTTGGGTTCGGGGCATTCGATTAAGAGACTTAAAAGTGTTGAATTTACTATAGAGCCTCCTACACAAAAATTGCAAAAATGTCAGTCGGATTGTTTCCGAGGAAAAGACGATAATACATTATGTAAAGATAATTTAAAGTGTGTTTACTATGAGTACGCCTCCAATCCCCCTCCAGGGTGTAAAGAAGAATCAAATGCGAATCTAAAATTTGTGACAGGCCGTGGTTACTGCATTGATGAAAATGAATCTAATGTAGATTTTTTAGCAAACGATAAAATCCACGAGATTTTGGGCACGGCAGCGGCCACTTCTAGTGATACGATGAACAAGTTAGAAAAAGTTACAAATTTATCAAAAGAAGGATTAACAAATAAGCAAATTGTTGATAATTTAAGTCTTATTGGAGCAGCTATAACAAAGGCTGATGCTGATGTAGCTAAAGCTGATGCTGAGAAGTCAAAAACATATGAAAACACTGGACAACGAGAAAATGATTGGAAACCAAAGTCATTAGAACCTTATAAAATTATTTTAGAAAGTATATTTCATCCGGGTACAAAGGATTTGGAAATATTATTACCAATTATTGGTTTTAGTATAGAAAACGAGAAAAAACTTAAAGAGTATATTAATCAGTTACAAGCTAAATATATACAATATTCGCTTAATGATAATTGGACAAACGAGGCTAAAACATTAAATTTGTATATTTTGGCATTAAAAATTCTTAAATGGAACATTTCAAATGATTATGTTGAATTTTTTAATAAAGCCGAACAAAAGATAGACGTACCGGCAAATATCCTACCCACATTTAGTATTCGTAATATCCAGAATGTAAAAAGTTGGGATGGTGCAGTACCTGACGCTAGTTTTCAAAATATTATGAATGATGTTACGCGAAAAGTAGGACCTAAATTAATGGAAAGATTGAATACTGAGATGGGAATTGCAACAACAAACGACCCAATTAAAGATTTAAATAAGTATGTTAACGATAAGATTGGAATAGAAATCCAAGACAGAGGAACGCGGGGTGATTCAATGTGTCAAATAAATAAATTAACAGGTTTAGATTGTGTAGGAAATGAAGGTGGTGGTGGTTATTTTGAAAAGGAAAAAAATTTTGTATTGCATCCACCAATGAATTCTAAAGATATGAATACATTAATCACAGAATATACTTTTGTTTATAATAAATCAATAATAACTAAAGATATAAGATATTATAAAAAAGATGAAATTGATAATACTGTACAAGATTCACTTAGTTCTTTATTTACTGGTTCGGGGGCATATATAAAACGTTTAAATCCACTCACAGAATATAATTTACAACCTATCATATATTGGAAAGGAGCTACAGACAAACCAGGAGATTATTATAAAGAATTAACGGGCAATTATTATCGCCCAAGATATCCTTTATGGGGGTTTCAAGATATAAATTCCCCTACTTTTACAAAAGAAGGATTTACAAATATGGGTAATTTAATGAATTCAACTGGATTGGTTCAAACATTCAATAATATAAAACAAAATAGGTTTAATGATGTAATGTCATTTTTTAAGAATAATATATTTAAAACAGGAGTAATAGAAGGAGCTGGTGAAGCTGGTAGTGGATTTAATCCATTTGGTACATTGTTGGCTGCTTCTGCTGCTGCTTCTGCTGCTGTTACTCCCACTGCTACTCCCACTGCTATTCCCACTGCTATTCCCACTGCTATTCCCACTGCTATTCCCACTGCTATTCCCACTGCTATTCCCACTGCTATTCCCACTGCTCCCACTGCTCCCACTGCTACTACCACTGCTCCCACCACTGCTCCCACCACTGCTACTACCACTGCTCCCACCACTGCTCCCACCACTGCTACTGCTGTATCTGTCGCTTCTCCTCCTCGCCACGTGGATAATCCATTTGCTACCGGCGCTGCTGCTGCTACTGCTGTATCTGTCGCTTCTCCTCCTCGCATATATTTAACAAACAAAGATTTATCAGTACCATTCTCTAGCGGAACTGGTACACACGATACTGAAGTGGTTAAAGAAATAACGGTAAATAAGGATGGAACGGTTTATCAGTGGTATAAATATACGTTTCAAGTAGATGACCAACGGGAAAACACTAATCAAGGACATTTTTTAAATAACATTTTAGATATCATAAAAGATGATTATAAATATATATATGATGATCAGGTTATAGGTGATCTAACTTCACAATCGAGAGCTCCAAATGATGAAACAGCACCCGACTTACCTTCAAGAAACTCTGTTAAAGGGAAGTTGTCACCAACCACTAGTGGTAATGATCTAACAGTGTTTGCTGTTGTTGATTCAACCGAGCCTGCGTTAATTGAAGAAGCTTGGAATAAAACTCAAATAAATTTATATGTAAATAATGATGGCCATTCGTTTATCACAACAAATCCAGAAATATCTTGTGAAAGTGCTATTTGCCCACACGATGATGACGAAGCGCTTATCAATAAAGTTATTACTACTTTAGGTATGATAAAATCAAAATTTAGTGATAAATATATGTACTTTATTCATAACAAGCAAGCAAATGAGAACGCATTTTCAAAATCTGGTAATGATGTTGTATGTGGTGATTGTTTTTATCCGATGATAGCCAATATGCGAAGTTTAATGATCACACCAAGAAATATGTTTCATATTCAATTTGATAATCCAAAATGTCCACTTGGCTTTAAAGAATATACATCAAGTAATAATAAAAGACAATATTGTGTAGGATTGAAATATGATACTTCTTGCAGATTAAATTATATTAAACCAGATGATACTAATAAATTTAAACCATTTCCTAGATGTTATAAAGCTGATGGAACTGCGCGGAATCCTGAACTAGAAGCATATAAAAAAACGTGCGATAAGATTACGGGGATGGTGGCGGAGGATCCAAATGACCCACACAAATGTATAACGGACGAAGAACAACTAATACCAGGGACATCAAAAAATTTATCTGAAAAGGATTTAAGAATTTGTTATTTATATAATAAGGGTACTGAGAGTAGAATAACGTGTAATCCCAAGGAGGCGAAGAACGAAGACGGTTGTTTATGTAAATTTGAAAACACAAATACCAACGGTGTTACTCTCGTAGGAAAACCAATTGTGGAAGATTCAGTTTGTGAACTTCCTCTTGATAGGGATTTAACTTATTCGGAATGTGTGGAGTATGCTAGATGGGATACAAATGGCGATGACTCATATCAAGTTAGAAATGATGCATATTTTAATATAGATAATAATAATGTTGGTCATCGCAAAGGTTGCCAGAAGAGTAATACATCGGTGGATTTTCAATATATAAATCCGGATAAAAGATATGGTAAACAAACAAGAGTAAGGAAATGGGGTGATAATGAATTAGTAACTTTGGCTAAATTGAAGGTTGAATTGGGTGAAAAAGGCGGCAATATTTGTTACTCTGATTATGTGATGAAACAAGGGGTAGCATTGGCCACAGAGATTGATGATGGTGAAACAGAAATAGTAAACAACATAACTATACCCGGTATAAGAGACGACAAAACAAGCTCTGGGAATTATTTAATTACAAATGTGACCAAGACTGAAAGGGATTATGCAAAACTCAATTGTGATGCAAAAAACTCGTGGGATGCTTGTTATATGGAAGGTAATCAAACATCGTTAAATGAAGGAGAACGATTGGTAGAAGATGCTGGATATTCGGAATTTAAATTATATCCCGAAGAAGCTGATACAACAGAAGCTGATACAACAGAAGGTTTTATGGGTTTTCGTAAAACAATTAGGGAAGGGGCGACTGGTTCGCAGGCACAAATATACGGAAGCGGTGGATGTTTAAAAAATTGTGCTCCGAGAAGATTTACAAATGGCAATTGTGATGAAGATATCAAAACAACAAAAACCGTTGATGGTATTCAACGTTTCTTTAAAATGTGTCCACAAGAATGCTTGGGACCAACCCCGCAAGGGGCGGAATCCAATGGTTATGAAGATATAGATAAAGGCGGAACAGTTGGTCCTGATGGGGCAACAATCACATATGACGCAGCCATTCACGGTTGTAGAACATCTAAACAATGCGAAGAAACTTGTAATAAATCGTCTATTCAAATGAAACACGTGTATGAGAATGGATGTAATGATGATGATGAATGCACTCATTCAAAATTACGTAATCAATATGAAGTAGAACAAAAGGATGGCTATGATGGACAAATAAAGCTTGATTCAACAATAAAAATAACACAGGTATCAATGACAGATGATTTAATAAGAAAATATAATAAAGAAGGTGGTATAGCACAAAATTTAGTCGACGGTGTACAACAAAATGACAATGGTCTCATCAATGAAGGAAATGATTCACGCGATCGAGCAATTTTTAAATTTATTGAAGAACTAAAAAAGAAATCTGTTTCTCAAATAATCGGTTTTAGTTATCAGCCTGAAACTGTTGCCAATGCAACCCCGAGTAATATTTTACGTATAATTTATAAAAAGGCGAATGTGTTTGCTAAAATTAATATTACGGCGAACAATTCCTCCGAAAGTTGGAAAACATACATACATAAAAGAAAATGGGAAGATTATTGGTATGATCCAAATAGACCGAAGATTGCAGCATTGGAAAGGAATTTAACAGAGAGAGAGATGCAGAGGATGCAAGGAATTGATTTGGGAATATCGATGGATGCTTTTGATAAAATTCCTTTATATTGGCAAAATAGTAAAACAAAGGAAGCGAATTTTGATGATATATGCGAATGGGTTGATGACAAAATAAAAGCAGGTGAATTAAAACCAAAAGATAAATGTTCAGATTCATTTAAAAGTAGCTGGGCGTCTAGGACATTGGGTATTGGTAAATCACCATCAAAAGGAATGAATTTTGAAGATTTTGAACAAGTATTTAATTTAAGCCAAACCGCCGTTCAGGGTAGTTCATACACGGATATGACAAATAATATGGATATAGGTCAAACAGATTTATCGTTGGATGATTATTACAAAAGAAATTTGTTAAAGAGTAAAGTTGAAAATAGATTGGGTGGTTCTGACAATGCATATACAAAAACATATAAACCACTTAACCCGGATGCTAGACCTAAATTTTTCAATTCAGCGTGGGGTTTATTTCATTGATTTTTTTATATTTAAAAAAATATAAAAAAAATTATGTTGCGTGAAGAAGACCGCATCTACCGGATTGTATCATTAAAACGTTATATCTTTCTTCAAAAACAGTTAAGTCATATGTATAATCATATAAATTGGCGGTATTTTTTCTAAAAGAAATTGGATTACCACTTGAATCGCAAATATATTCTTCAATACTACCTTCTGGGCTAAAATTGGGAACAAGTGTACTAAATTCAAAATCCAATGTTTTAAACCGATTTAAATTCATTGATCCACTTGGTTGATATTCTTTGCGATTATTATTTATTGCGAAAGAATAACAATACAATCCGTCTTTTGCATTACCGGTGGTTTTATTATATTTTTCAACATAATTATAAACACCCGCGTCAAAAATATTTTCTCTATAAACGCCTCCAAGAATGATTCCCATATCTAATAAAATGTCCTTATTATTTAAATTTGGATTATCTGTATTTATATTACCGGTAATAAAACAATTTCGCCAACCCTTTTTAATTTCGCCAACCCCATATTCCGCCATTCTTTCTGAGTCAAACAATTCTAAAAATTTTCCTGGAAGATTAGAATATGGTAAATTGGTATAGTTATTCCATTCATTTCTATCTTTTGCATCACTTCTTCTAAATCTCCACATATAATTTGCAACTAAATCTTTGCTTTCTATTTTTATTATATGAGATCCGGCGATATCAAAAAATTTGTGACAATGTATTTGTTTAAATAATATTTTATGACTATTTTGAGTTGTAACTCGTTGTTCTTCTTTATCTAAAAAAACATATGTTGAAATTAAGTGTATATCAGCATTCCAATCGGTTATTGTTGTATCGTAACCCGCTTCCTTACACTCGGCGGTTGTTGATTTGCAACCAGATGGATCAGGAGGCGGTTGTAAAAATCTCCATATTTGATGTTCTGGTAAATTTGGATTGGGCGAAATTCTTGGACCCATACCGTGTGAAAATACCGCTAGTTTTGTATCATTAATTACATATAAATTTTTAATAGGTTCAAAAGTTATTTTAATAAATATTTCCTGATATTGAAGCGCGACCAATGGTAAAGCCAATTTACTAGAATCACAGAAAAACGCATCCAATGGTATATAAATTTTTCTACCTTTAATACTGGGTTCTACTGTGGAATTGGGGTTTGCATCAGCTTGCGCGTGTGGATAAATATTTTCTCTACCAACATCGTCTTCGGGTGAATATAAGTCAATTGTATTACCAACCATTTTATTCCATAAATCTTTTTTTACTTTATTAAAATCTCTTTCTTTTAAACAAGATAAATATTCACCGGAATATTTAGATAAAGATACACCTCCGCTATGGATCTCAACTTCTCTAACCATAAACGCCCCCAATTCCTTTATCCATTTAAAATCATAAGGTATAACTGCATTGCTATCGTTACCCCTGATATCGCCACTAATCATATTGCCTCGTTCATTATACTTAGTATTTAAATATAATAAAGGACTCCAAATATCCGGTATTGTAACACAAATAAATGTTTCGTATAATAGATCGGCATATCTCGGTATTTTAAAATCTAAAACAGTCGGATTTGTCTCGCTTAACCGTCGTTGACCCTCGTAATCAATCCTAAATTTTTGCATCCCGAAATTAGTAAATTTATTAAAAGTTGCTTTGAAAAATGTTTTTTTAGGATTACCATTTAATATTATATTTTCATTACCGGTTGCATTTAGGTTCATTAATCCACCTGTCATACTTTGAATAATATAATATATAATATTATTTTAAATATTAATTAAATAATATAGATATATATTATTATGGATAAAGTTTCAAGTGGGACAAATAAGGCAATGAATGCAATGAAAGATGCGATGGATTCGGCTATGTCTGGAAATTGTTATTTAATTGTCGTTTATCTTGTTTGTATAATATTTTTGATTATATTTTCATATTCTGTATATTTACGAAAAGAATTTTCTAAATCAAAAGATAATTTGAAAAAAATGAAACGAACGATTGCGGAGGACGAAGGTTTATATAACGAAATATCTAAATTTGAGGATTATAAAAAAGAAGGGGACTATGGTAAAGACACTCGGTTTGCATTAATTGATTATCATATTATGGGTAGCTATAATAGTTGTGGCACGGGACCAGCTGTAAATGGTTGGGTTTCCGAAGAAGCTTTAGAAAATGTTATTAAAAGAGGTGTTAGATTTTTAGATTTTGAAATTTATTTAAAAAAAGGTAAAGCGGTAATTGCATTGCAGGGTAGGCCATATCCAGAGGTGGCGAGTAAAAATGTAACTAAATGCAATACTTGTAAATTTAAAGATACATTAAATGAACTTAATATAACAACCGTGTTGACAAAGGTTAAAGAATGGGCTATTGAGGGGGGTCCTAACAAAGAAGATCCACTAATACTTAATTTTAGGATTATGAGTGACAATGATACAGTTTATTCTATATTGGCAAATTCAATAAAAAAAACATTTAATAATCTATTATTACCAGCAAAATATGGATATTGTGGTATTGTCAAGAGACCCGCATCTGGCGACACGGATAAATATAGTGGAAATGGTAAAGAACTTTTTGAAAATAATGTTTTTTTTGCAGATATTGGTAGATTAAAGAGTAAAGTTATTATTTTTGCAAAAGGTCCGCCAAATAACCCAACATCATATAAAAATAATAATGAATTCTTTGAATTAATGAATGGTGGAGATGAAGATGGTAAATTAAATTATAAAAGTGATTATAAAATTAAAAATGATTCTGAAACATTTAACGTGAAAGAACATAAAAATAATTACTGCGTGACTTATCCGGATATTACAACAAAAAAAAATTCGTCGGCAAATATCCATATGAATTATGGTTGTCAAGCAATTTTAATGAATTTTGGAGCTGGGTTTAATGATACACAAATGCAATATTATAAGAAAAAATTTTCTGAAAAAAAATCGGCATTTATTTTGAAGGCAAAAAAATTGAGAAGATTAAGGGTATTTGCCGGAGCATCAACGCCTGTGGATCCAACGCTCGATCCAACACCACGCGATATTTGGTGCAATATTCCGGGGCATACTGAAAAAAAGCTTTACAAACAAATACCAGGTGGAAAATGTCCAACATTTGACTAAATATCAATTCTTGAATTTATTTTATATTGATTATATAACAGTTATATGATAAAGTGTGGGAAAAAAATGACATTTGAAGAATGTGAAATGGCGGTTTTGCGTTCGTCAATTGATAGATTGGAAAAAAAAAGGGGGGAAGAAATGATTAGTAATCCTGAAATAATAAAAATAATTAATATTGTTGAAAATTTTATAAAAAAACATAAATTAATCTGCTATGGTGGGACGGCTATTAATAATATATTGCCAAAAGAAGATCAGTTTTACAATAACAGTATTGAACTCCCAGATTACGATTTTTTTTCACCAACCCCGCTAAAACACGCAAAAGAATTGGCGGATATATATTATAATAAAGGGTTTATTGAGGTGGAAGCTAAATCGGGTGTTCATTCGGGAACATTTAAAGTTTATGTTAATTATATACCAGTTGCCGACATTACATATTTAAATCATACATTATTCAAAGCAATAAAAAAGAAATCAATAAAAAGAGATAAAATATTTTATGCACCTCCAAATTTTTTAAGAATGTCAATGTATCTTGAATTAAGTCGCCCTGATGGTAATGTTACCCGATGGGAAAAAGTATTAAAACGATTAAATTTATTAAACAAGAATTATCCATTAACCAAAAATATCTGTAAAAATACATCATTTGAAAAATTAATTAAATATGGTACAAAATCAAATCATAAAACGCATATAAAAAAAGATGTTTATAAAATATTATTAAATTTTTTTATAACTCATAAATGTGTATTATTTGGAATGTATGCGGGTAATATGTATTATAATACTTATAAAAGAAAAACAAAAACAATAAAAAAAATACCAGATTTTGATATTTTATATGAGGATCCTGATGAATTGAGCATTATGTTAAAAAATAAATTAAAACAGAATGGATATGAAAATATTGAGATTATCAAACACGAAGAAATTGATGATGTTATTCCGGAATATATTGATTTTAAATTAAATAATAAAACACTGGTTTTTATTTTTAAACCAATTGCTTGCCATAGTTATAACGTAATAAATATAAAAGATAAAAAAATAAGAATTGCTTCATTGGAAACAATTTTAAGTTTCTATTTAGCTTTTTTATTTTTAAAGGATTCAAATTATAAAATAAATCGTTTATTATGCGCAAGTTCTTATTTATTTAGAATGATGAGAATGAGAAAGCCAGATGTCACTGGGATTTTTAAACGTTTTAATATTAATTGTATTGGTAAACAATTGACATTTGAAATGATGAGGGCTGAAAAAGCCGCAAAATATAATGAATTGAGAAAAAGGCGTGGGACAGCAGAATTTGAATGGTGGTTTTTACGTTATATTCCGCATTTAAAAAATGAAAGACGTCAAAAAAAGAAATTTAAAAAAACTAGAACAATACGAAAAACTAGAACAATACGAAAAACTAGAACAATACGAAACAAAACACAGAAAAGAAAATAGTTATTTAATACTAAAAAAGTTTAGTATTAAATTGTCTGAGAGAATATTTACAATTCACTCAAATATTTAATGGATTTCATAATTAAATAATAGAACCCACCAAATAAAAAGGTATTAAAAACCATACCTTTGAAATTATATTCTTTGTTTTTAAAGAAAAATAAGGGGAAATTCTTAACCATTGAATGTTTAAATGTTGGTAATTGAAATATAAAATACATAATCATAATAAGAAGCGGTGTTTGTATTTCATCATAAAAGTTATCCATATTGTTTTTGTGTTGATTTTTCTTTTGGTTAATTAATGTTTCCATCGTTTCTTCATCCTGTATATAATTTGCCTTTTCAACTGGTGGACTTGGTACAAAATTTGGTCGTGCAGTGTTATCGTGCATAATTTGATCAGTCATCATTGGGATATCTCTACTCGGTAATGTTGTTGACCCACTTTGGGAAGCGTCTTGCAAACCTTGTATTATTTTGTTAATTGAATCTTTTGATAATTCTGCTAAATTTTTTTTAGGTTGCTGCGGCGGTTGAGGCGGCTGAGGCGGCTGAGCTGTATAATTTTGTTGAACAATGTTGTTTTTCTCACTAACCTCTAAAGTTACATCATTGGATTTTGTATTTAATTCATTAGGTAACGAATCAATACTTGTTGCCATATAAAATCTAAAAAGATAGGTTTAATAGATATATTACGCAAAATCAACAATCCTTTTTTTAGAATTTTTACAGCTTGTTGAATTTTCTTCATACTTATAACATTTGCCATCAAATTTAAACGTTTTTTCTTTAATTTCTTTTAATTCTGGTGCCTTAAATACCATACAATTTCTCTCATTACAAACTTTTCTAAATAATGTGGCTAATCCTAAACCCAAAAGAATAGATATAACATTTTTGCCGAATTTACTGTATAGCAATCGTCTAACAAACATAATATAATATAAACATATAAAATATTAGTAAAATATTTTATTGGACATCGTATTTTTTTATATCATCTGGGTTATCGGGACAATCAACTTCATTTGCTTCAAATGAAAAGCAATTATCACTTTTATCTTTAAAAATGAGTTCATCAACATTTTCCGGAGTTGGAAAAACAAAAATAGTTCTGGTAGGCGGATTTGTTATATATGTTAAAAATAACCCAATTGATAAACTTACAACAAATATCGGAATACTAATAAATTTCATATATATATATATATAAAACTTTATTTATTTGGCGAAATATGCTTTGAATAATGGTATAAATTTAAATAGAGATTTACTACAGTTTTTCTTAATATTTTCTTTAATTACATTGGGCAATTCATAAAAATCCAACATTGCTTTATTCTTATATTTAATTAATTTATAATGATTTCCCGTATGGTTAACCATAATATAAAATTTTGGATTAAATTCCCCTCTTTTTTCTATTGGCGTTAATATTGTTGTACCACAACTTAAAATATTTGATTCGCCGTTGTCAAATCTTTCTTCCGATATAATAATAACTTTAACGTTAAATAAAAATTCTAAAAGACTAATTGCCAATTCGTCAGCCCAATAATCAGTACTGTTGATAACTTTTAAATAATCCTCATATGATTTAACCTTTTTCATAAATCGTTTACCTTTATATATATCATTTGAAAGGCTAAATGCTTTGCTAAGACGATTTTTTTCAGTTTCCAAAACAATGAGTTCTTGATTAATTTTATCCATTCTCGCACCATTTCTTTTGGTTTCACTTCTATCATCTTTCTTTGCCAAAGCTATTTTTAATAATGTTTTTTTTTCATTTGTTTTTTTTACTATATTTTCTTTAACAAGTTTATACTTTTTTTGATAGCCTTTTAATGTTTTTACAGTATCGGCAAACACAGTTTTATTAAATGTATAATCTTCTTGAGAAACCTTCCTGGAAAGAATATTTCTCAATGTATTGACACCGATATTAATTTCTAATGTTTTGAAAGCTTCCCTTAATGTTGCAAAAAAACAATCACCATTGTTTTCAACGTCCAGAATACTAAAATGTTTGTTATTATAAAATCCCTGAATCCAAAACTCATCGTTTCCACCTTTATATGATTTAATATCTTCTAAATATGTTTTTTTTGATGATAGTAACAATTCTTCATTTATTTTTTTTTCACCATTTAATTTAATTTTGTTGATATCTGGGATACTATTAACATCGTCATATAGTTGTTCGGTTTTATCTGATCGCCCAACCGTTTTAATAACGGCTGCACTGGCCGCTGCACTTGCGGCTGCACTGGTCGCCCCACTTGCGGCTCCACTTGCGGCTCCACTGGTCGCCCCACTTGCGACTCCACTTGCGACTGCACTGGTCTCATCGCCTAGTTCCTTTTTTTTAGTTTTTACCAACTTTAATTTAGTAAATTCTTCGTCTTCTAAAATAAATTTATTTATAAATTGACCCTTTGAAACTTTGTTTACCAGATAATCAGAATCAACGTAGTCAAATAGCAAAGGTCCTTCCAATAATGAAATATCTATATCGCCATCTTTATCGGTTATTGTTTTTAGTTCTTGTTTATAAAATTCAAAATAACCAATTCTTTCAACAATTAGTTTTTTAATAATTAAATAAACAGGACAATAATATATTAATTTATCAATGAATGTATCAATGATTTCTCCAATACAAATAGCAACATTTACATCAAATAATTCAACATCATATACCGATACTTCATTTCCAATATCATTTTTTGCTACCCTTTTGTTTAATAAATATTCTACGTCATCGTTTAAAATAGACTGGAGCATTTTGTATATATTATAATAATTTAATTAAATATTATATATTTACTCATTATTTCATCAGCTGCTAATTCCGAAATATAAAACCACATTGTTTTCCTTCTATTTGTAATATATTCATTTTCCACGTCACATTCAAATGCAACAATATTTTTAATAAGTTTATTTTTTCTTTTCTTCCGTTTTGAAATATTATAATAATCAGCAATCTTTTCTAATTCTGATTTAATATAATTTTCATTATAAAATATTTCCAACGCCAATAATAAATCTTTATGTTCATTATTTTTTTTTTCATCTATTGAAATGTCAACTAAATTCATTATTTCATTATATTCAAAATTTTGTTTTGTGTTATCCGTATCAATGTCTAAAATTCTACAATTAACATTATTCATAATAAATAAATATATCTGTTGTATTTATATTTATTTTAAAAAATATTTAATCTAGTCAATACCCAATTCTTCAAAAATATCCAATAATTTAAAATTTATTTTTCTACTAATTTTGTTTTTTTTCAAAATATTATAAATGTCAATAAGATTTTCTTTAATAAATTTGCCAATTGGTTCACCCATTAAAGTTTTTCCAATTTCTTTTAAAATTATATCTATATTTTCATATATTTCTTCTACCAATTGTTTATCGTCTGAATTAGTTTTAAATAAATCAAATAATGTTTTAATTAATATTTTAAGATCATCGTTTCCTAAAATATCATATTTATATAATTCCATATAAAATGATAACAGCGAACGTCTTTTTGCATTGGTTTTATTAATACGACAGAATTCATCATAGTCATTTTCATCCCCAAATTCAATAACTTTAAAAATGTTCAATAATTTTGTATATTCTTTAATACAAATGCTTTGCATTTTTGGAAAAGTTAATATTAATGTATTAAATAATTTCGCGTACAATTTCACCCAAAATTTATTAACACTGCTTATTTCAAATATTGATTTTCCGAAATCCATTAATACCATATCGTTTTGCGTGTATATAAAATGTTGTAAATTGGTAATGATTTCTTCGGATAATTCATTATAATTATTATTTGTAATTTTATTCAATAATTCTCTAATTTTATCTTGATTTATTTGATTTTCATCATTTTTTACATCAAAGGTGGTTGTTATAAAATTTGAATTAAAAGCTGGGTCATTTCTTTTTTTTTTGAAAACGGGTGTTTTTCTATATGATGGTGCCCCAACCTTTTTGGATATTTTATTAATTATTTTAATACTTGTTATATTTAATTCTTGTATATAGCTATTCACTTTTATATATTCAAATTGGTCTAAATTAAATTTTTTTTTACCCATATTGCTCATAATTAATATTATTCTGTTGAATGGTTTAAATCATTTTTTTTAAATTATTTTCATTGTAAAGGTTTAAATTAAACTAACTTAAAAATAATTAACATTTTATATTAAGATGAATTCCACAAACGAAAAAATGAATGAAAATAAATCAAATGATAGATATGAAATAACGTCGTGGGAAGATACCAAATTAAATCTGAAAGATGATTTATTGAGGGGTATTTATGCCTATGGTTTTGAACAACCCAGTTCAATTCAAAAAAAGGCAATATATTCTTTTATTTATGGTAGAGGTAATAAAAAAATGGATATTATAGCACAAGCTCAATCGGGTACTGGCAAAACAGGTACGTTTGTGGTTGGTGCATTGCAATTAATGGATGAAAAAATTAAAGCATCTCAAGTATTAATATTGGCCCCAACACACGAATTGGCGAGACAAATTAAACACGTGGTTGATCAACTTGGTAATTATTTAAAAATTACATCTCAATTATTGGTTGGCGGCGTATCCATTGATGAAAATAAGAGGGAATTGAATGAAAATGTACCGCAAATTATCGTCGGTACACCGGGTAGAGTTCAAGATATGATACGAAGGGGGTATCTTAATACCAAGAATTTAAAATTATTAGTATTGGATGAGGCCGATGAGATGTTGTCTAGTGGTTTCAAAGAGCAAATGGGTAAAATTTTGCAACATATCCCCGAATCAATTCAAATTGGATTATTCAGCGCAACTTTAAATGATGAACTTATGGAGGTTACAAAAACATTTATGCAAAATCCGATTAAAATTCTTGTTAAAAATAAAGAATTAACACTTCAAGGTATTGCACAATATTATATTAATTTAAATGACGATTCTGGAAAATATGATACGATTAAAGATATTTTTTCATCGCTAACTATTTCCCAATCTATTATTTATTGCAATAGTACAAGACGGGTTGATGATTTAGAAGAAGCAATGTTGGAAGATAATTTTCCAGTTAAGAAAATACACGGAAAGATGTCAAGTGAAGAGAGAAAGAGAACGAATGCAGAATTTAAATCGGGTAGTTGTCGTGTATTGATTACTTCTGATTTATTTGCCAGAGGCATTGATGTTCAACAGGTTGGTATGGTAATTAATTTTGATATTCCAAAAAGCGAACATACTTATTTACATAGAATTGGACGCAGTGGTAGATGGGGGAGAAAAGGTGTTGCTATTAATTTTCAAACCAAATATGACGTTGATAAATTGAAGCATTTTCAAGAATATTATAATACTGTTATCGAAGAGATGCCTGCAAATTACGCTGACCACTTTAATGAATAATTGCGTATTTAAGAATTTAAAAATTTATATTTAAAATTCAATATAATGAATTTTAAATTACCAATTGAATATATTGAACAAAAAAATAGAATACCAGAAAGTTTAAAAATTGATTTAGAATTACTAGAATCAAATAGTCCGGGAAATAAACCAATGTATGAATTATTGTTAAATCCGCAAACCGAGATTGGGAAAATTCATCTTAAAAAATGGTCAGAATTTTACACAACTGATGTTGAATTTCTTAAAAATACACAAGAAATATTTAAGAAAATTTCAAAACTAAAATTAAATAAAGATCTAATCAATGAAACATTTACGTCTTACAATGATATAAAAAATGATAATAACTTTATAGGTAAATATCATTATATTGGTTGGAATAGAATTAAATGGTTAAATTATTCACTCATTTTTATGCAAATATTAAGTGTTTATAATTTATCATCACCCGTTGTAAATTTAATGTCGCCATTTGCTCTTTTTTTGGTGCCGTATTTTTTATTAAAAGGTATGAAAATCCCAATTACTTGGAAAATGTATAAAGTTATTTTAATAAAACAGTTGAAAAATCACGCAATAGGGCAATTATTTACTTCTTTTCACAAAGTTAAAGCTAATCAAAAAATGTACATATTATTTTGTGCGGGAATGTATGTTTATAATTTTTATCAAAATATTTTATCGTGTTACAATTTTTATAAAAATACTTATTTTATTACACAAAAATTTGAATTATTAAGACAGTATTTAGATTATACAATTGGTAACATGAAACAATATGAAACAATCGTAGAAAATTATGATAAATACGGCGAATTCTATAAAGATATAAAGAATAATAGAGAAAAATTAGAAGATTTTTTGAATGTTATTAAAAGTATTCCAAAAAAATGTTTGACAGTAAAAAATGTATTTAAAATGGGGAAAATAATGAAAAACTTTTATAAGATTTATGATTCAGAAGAATTGGATAGTATATTAAATTTTTCATTTGGGTTTAACGGATATCTTGATAATTTAAAAGGTTTAGAAAAAAATAGGAAAAAATTAAATTTTACTAAATTTGTTAAAGATCAGAAAAAAACAAAATTAAGAATGAAGAATGTTTTTCATCCATCTATAAAAAATCCTATTAAAAATTCCATTAATTTAAATAAAAACAGAATAATTACCGGTCCAAATGCAGCAGGTAAAACAACTATTTTGAAAGCAACCATTCTAAATACAATATTCTCTCAACAAATTGGAATGGGATATTATAAAAAATGTGAATTATCACCTTTCCATTATATACATTGTTATATAAACATACCAGATACAAGTGGTAGAGATAGTTTATTCCAGGCAGAAGCCCGGCGATGTAAAGATATTTTAGATGTAATTAGGGATAATCCTAAAAAAAAGCATTTCTGTGTATTCGATGAATTATATTCGGGTACAAACCCATATGAAGCAATAAGTTCGGCATATGGTTATTTGAAATATATTATAAAAAATGAGAATGTTAAATTTTTATTAACAACACATTTTATTAATTTATGTAAACTTTTAGAGAAAGAGAAATATATAGAAAATAATTGCATGCATACTGACATTAAGGAAGATGTACCAACGTATCATTATAAAATTATGAAAGGTATTTCAAATGTAAAAGGTGGTATTACGGTGTTAAAAGAACTTGATTATCCTAGCGAAATAATTACATCTTCGCGAAATATAATTGATACATTAAATTAATTTGGTTCGTTTAAATATTAAAAGAATTATCTTAAAAATAAATAATATAATGCAAAAACTGAGATTATTGTTAATTTCCTTAGTAACTGTTTTATTAAGTAGTATGTTATTGTTTGTATACTTTAGAACCAGGGTATCCAAAGTAGAAGAAAAATTAGAAATTATGTTCAATTTAATACAAAGTCACGCACAAGATAGGCAACAAAATCAGTTTATACCAAATGATGTGTACCACACCCAACCCAATAAAGTTGAAGAAACCCAAGAAAGAATTAATTTAATTGATGTATCAGATACTGAAAACGGTGATAGCGATGATAGTGACTCCGATTATAGCGATGATAGCGATGATAGCGGCGACGAAAGTAATGATTTAATTATTGGAAATGAAATGTTGTCTCGTGAAAATGTTAAAAAAATAGCTTTGAATTTGGAAAACACAGATGTATTATTTAATACAAAAGATCTTGGTTATAATTTAGAAAGTGATGAAATTATTGTTAAAAAGGCAGAAGATACTGTTCATCAAGGATATCAAGAAGATGCCGTTGAAGATGCCGTTGAAGATGCCGTTGAAGATGCTGTTGAAGATGCCGTTGAAGATGCCGTTGAAGATGCTGTTGAAGATGCTGTTGAAGATGCCGTTGAAGATGCCGTTGAAGATGCCGTTGAAGATGCCGTTGACTTGGAGGAAACAATTGATTTAAGCAAATTTAAAGTAGTTCAATTAAGAAAGATGTGTTCCGAACAGGGAAAGAGTGGTTATAAATCTTTAAAAAAAAGTGAATTGGTTGAATTATTACAAAAATAAATCCAAAAATAAATCCAAAAATAAAATCCAAAAATAATATAAAATTTATTAATAATAATTTTATATTATATTTATATAAATATGAGTTGGGGCACTTGTTATTCTGGTTCAAACAATATCCATCATTCAAATCCTCCTTTAATGAGTGATGGAAGACTATTTACCGATGTAAATCCAGCGTGTGATTTAAATGAAAAAATAAAAAAGAGAAATGGTATCAAAAGCAATTATGAATATAGACAATACTTAATGAAAAATGGTAGAACTATAATGGAAAACAACACGATTAAATCTTGCGATGAATCGTCGGAATGTGTAAAAAGATCTAATGAAATAAATAAAACAAATAGATATTTATATAAAAGTATTGGCGACAAACATATACCATATGGATATCAACAATCAGATTTAAAAAATTTATATATATCCAGAGCTAGTTTGCAGAGTAAATATGTTAGCCCAATTGTTACACAAGAAGATTTATTAAGATTGGAAAGTTTAAAATAAGATTGGAAAGTTTAAAATAAAAATATTTAAATATTTATCAGATATAAATATAATGAAAATATTAAGTTTTGATGTAGGAATTAAAAATTTAGCGTATTGTTATTTGGAATATAATGACTCAAATATATCAATTATTGATTGGGGTGTTATAAATATCTGTCGTGAAAAACATTGGATATGTAAATGTAAAAAGAAAAATAAAGAAATATGCAATAAACAAGCGAAATATTTCAAAAATGATATTTACTATTGCAAAATTCACGCGAAAAATAACAAATTTTTAATTCCAACGGAAGAAATAAATAAAATTAATAAAAAAATTAAAAGAAATAAATTAAGTCTGAAAGCTTTAATTGAATTTACTCATAAAAATGAAATATTTGGAAATTTATCACTTAAAGAAATTAGAAAAAAATATCCAAAAGATGAATTAATTCCAACAGTTGAAACTTTTATTGATAAAAAATATTTAAATTATATAGAAAAAATTAATACAAATTCATTAAATATGATTGATTGTGGCAAATTATTAAAAAATCATTTGGATAAAAATTTTGGAGAAAAAGAAATAGATAAAATAATAATTGAAAATCAAATTGGCCCTTTAGCTCTTAGAATGAAGATGTTACAGGGTATGATAACACAACATTTTATTGAAAATGGTAATGATGATATAGAATTTATCAATGCATCAAATAAATTAAAAGAATTTTTAAATAAGAAGAAAACGACTTACGGTGAACGAAAAAAATTGGGTATAGAAATTACCAGAAATTACATTAATGAAAATGAATTATTATATAAATGGGTAGATGTTTTTAATAAACATTCAAAAAAAGATGATTTAGCTGATTCTTTTTTGCAAGCATTATGGTATATTAAAAATGTTATAAAAATGTTATAAAAATGGTTATTTAAATGGTTATTTGATATATTAAAATAAATATTTTAGAAGTAATAAAATATTTATTATGCGTCTTACTTAAAATTAAATGATCTATATTAAACATAAGATGGACATTAATATTGAGGAAATTGATATTGAATCTAGTATGCCGAAACTTAATATTGTTGAAAACAGTAATTCGGGATTTTCAAATAAAAAAAGCGTAAATTTTGGACCAGGAGCCGATTTATTAATGAATCCAAATAAAGTAAATCAGTCGCCTAAAAATTCTTTAAAAAACATTTCATTGGATAATTTATCTGATATCAATGATATAGATTTAGGAGGCAAATCATCATTAAAAGAAGCGAGAAATAATATTTTTTCGGGAATAAATTTACCAAAAGATTCGCCTAATGAAAAAATAGATATTTCTATAAAATTAGATTCCGATAAAAGAGTATCTTTTGGAGATGCCAATAAAGACGTTAAAACCAAATCAAAAGACGGTAATTTTAAAAAATTTAATGATATACCCATAAACCCAAATGTTTCTGCACCGTCTGTACAAAAATTAACAGCGAAAGAATTATTAAGGGAAAAATTTAAATATTTGAGATTACTTGAAAATATTGAAAAAAAAGGAGCCTCATTAAGTAAGAAATATTCAATGGATTCGCCATTAGAAGAAATGAAAGGTGAATATGAAACATTGATGGGTGAACGAGATAAGGGAAATAGTGTAAAATTTCAAGGAAAAATGTTGATGGCTTGTGTATCTGGGTTAGAATTTCTGAATAGTCGTTTTGACCCATTTGATGTAAAATTGGACGGATGGGCGGAATCAGTGAATGAAAATATGGATGATTATGATGATGTATTTGGAGAATTACACGAAAAATATGGTTCCAAAGCAAAAATGGCACCAGAACTTAAATTATTGTTTATGCTTGGGGGGAGTGCGGTAATGCTTCATATGACAAATACAATGTTTAAATCTGCTATGCCCGGTATGGATGACATTATGAGGCAGAATCCAGATTTGATGAATCAATTTACACAGGCTGCTGCAAATTCAATGGGTGAAAATAATCCTGGATTAGGAAGCTTTATGAGTGGTATGATGGGTGGAGACTCTGGTCCAGCACAGGGTGGTCCAACATTTACAATGGAACCTCCTATGGGAGGCCCTCCAGGACCACCTAGAATGAATAAGCGACCCGACATTTCAATGGCCAGAGGCGATAAACGTGCCGAATTTAAAGATGCCGAAAATATGGAATCTAATTTTGCATCTGTGAACGAGAAACGCAAAGAAATGCGCGGTCCAACTTCGCAGGGCCAGGATCTCCGCGATATTTTATCGGGCTTAAAAACAAAAAAAATAAATATTAGAGAAAAGTCTCCGGGATCAACAATAAGCGTTAACGAATTAGATGAAATGAATAAAACCGATATGAGTAGACCAAAAAAAAGTAGAAGAAAACCAAAAAGTGAAAGAAATACGGTGTCATTAAATCTTTAAACATATATTTTAAATGATTCAAAAAGCATATTGAAAAGAAATATAAATATAATATAAATGGTTTTGGGATTTATATTATATGAAACATTTGATCTTGTTTATAATGTAGGCGCGATGACATATAATGGTTCTACGTATTTATACAGATGGTATTATCAAATTGAAGTACTGGATAAAGAAAAGGAAATTGAAATGTTGATATTGCGATTAGCTAATTTAGAAAAAAAATTACTTACAAATGGGGCCGGCGAAAATCATAAAACAACAGAAAAAGGGGAAAAAAAAGATTAAACAAACCAATACTTTGTATGGTATAAATACTAAACAACTAACACAATTAAAGCAGCCATCTTTTTCCTTTCTTTTTTCAACGATATCTTTATTTTCTTTGTACGTTACAAAAATATTATCATAAATATCTTCTGCTGCTCCGGGAACATATCTAAAATATAATTCTTCAAATTCATTATCCAGTATCATTAAAAATTCCATAGCCAATGAATTTAAAATCATATCGCGTATATCCGTTTCTATAAAAACAACCCAAATATTGGCACCATATACAAACAAATTAAATGCAAACTCTTGAAATGTATCTATAATTGATGTAAAACTATTTGCCCTATTCATTTTTGTTAAACCTATGCTATTTGTTAAACTATCCCAAAGAAAAAAACTTCGTGCAAAATATATAATACTAATGCCGCAAATCATTAATTTATTTTCAAAATTAGCGGAATTAGAACAATATTCACCATCGAATGAATGGATTTCGTGCAAAATTAATCCTAAAAATAATATCCATTGACCAATAAATATTAGTATTGGTAAAGCAAAAAATAGAGAAAAAATATGTGAACAAAATACTTTATTTGATTTTTTTAACTCATTATTTAAATAACCTCTTTTTAAATGATATTTAAATAAACTAAACATTCCAAACTTTGGATCGTTTAAAACAATCTCCTTTTTATCTTCTGACGACATTGATTCCCTGGGAGATAATGATTTTATTCTTTTTGGGGACAAAGAAGATGGCCAAATTTTTTGAGTGTGTTCTCCCCCCAACAATAAATGATCTTGCATTTTTAACCCAAAATTTTTAAACACTAAATACAAAACATAACACAACCCATTGCAAGAAATTTTTTCTTTTTTTTGTTTATTCACCAAACGATTGTCAATGCGTATTTGTAATTTTGGACTATTTTTTACAAAAAATGAATATTTGGTTGTTTCAATTGCATTTTTTTTTTCTGTTTTATTAATTTTTTTTAGTATTTCAAATTTCTTTTTTATATCACTTTGTAAATCTGTTTTTATTTTCGGCATTTTCAGCACTTTCGGCACTATAATTTTTTGACTCATTAATACTATTTAAAAAACATATTTAAGTAATTTAAATATATTTATTTACCTGATAATTCGCCAGTGTTATCACCAGTGTTATCGCCAGTGTTATCGCCAGTGTTATCACCAGTGTTATCGCCAGTGTTATCGCCAGTGTTATCGCCAGTGTTATCGCCAGTGTTATCGCCAGTGTTATCGCCAGTGTTATCGCCAGTGTTATCGCCAGTGTTATCGCCGGGTTTGTCAGACATCCCTAATTTTTTTTTAATTTCTTTTATATCTATGAGTATATTTTCCTTTGATTTTTGACATTCCATATTATCTTGAATACTATTCACAAATTTTTTAACTGTATTTATTATATTACTATCTTTTGATTTATCTTTAAAATTATCTTCAAATAACACATCTTTTGACTTTTTATCTTTAATTGTCAATCCAATATTTATTTTCACTTCAATTTGATTAAGATTTTTGTCTATTTTAACATTTTCATTAAAATAATAATCAATATCGTTTATTTTTTTTTCATTATTAAAAATTGTATCAATACTTGTCAATATAAATATTTTATCAGATGTCGGGTTTACCAGTTTATTATTTGAATTTAACTTTATAAATTGATCATCTCTCTCTTTTTTATCTTTAATTTGATTTTCCAAATCCAATTTTACTAATTCTGGGTTTGCATATTTAAAAAATACCTTTGCGGGTTTAAATTCGCTATTAATTTTAAAATATTTACGTACATCAGTTTTTAATCTATCCATTATAAAATGTTTATAGGTATATGGTTTTATTTCAAGATTTGCATTGGCTATGTTTTTTAGAACTATTTTCATTATTATTTTTTCTAAATTATCATCCGCATTATTATCGAATAATTTTTTATATTTTTTTAAAAAAAATTGTTTAACCTTTTCCATACCATCTTTAAGTTTTTTAATTATTTCTATAAATTGTTTAATTATTTCATTTTTATCTTGAATGTCATCTTGAATGTCATCTTTAAAATTTGTTATATATTTCAATTTTTTTTTTGAACGGGTTAATAAGGTATAAATATAAATATAAATAATTAAACCCGGTACATCCAAATAACTAGTGTCTACCTTTAAAAGAGATTTATCATATTTAAAATCAAGTATTGTATTAAAATAAACAATAGTCTTTTGAAAAGATTTTGTTTCTTTCTTTGTTTCTTTCTTTTTTGTTGGGTTAAAAGTTCTTACATAACTGGTAAGTACTTTTATTTGATTTACAAACTTTTTTTTAATTGTTTGTTTATCAAGAATTTTTTTTAATTCTTTTTCGTTTAGTTTGATAATTTCTTCTGTTTGTTTTGTTGTTTTTAAAACTAATTCTTTGAAATTCAATTCAGAATTATTATTTTGATAATCATATTGTTTTTCAAATTTTTTTTTTTCTTCATTATATTTTTTTGAATCAAGGTTATCTTTGTGGAGACATATTTTATCGCTTTTCATAGTTGAATAAACTAATTTCAAATTATCATATGACACGTTATCAATAAACACAATTTTTTTATTTGTTTTAACTTTTAAACCGTTAACATTCAAAACATAAAAAGGTAATTTGTCTAAAGGTTCTATAAATTTTATTAAAAAATATGGTACTTTTTTATTTTTATTAAAATCTTTAGAACCTGTTCCCTGCATTCCATAACTGATGACTATTGCTTCTCTATTATGATTTGAATGTTTTGGATTATCATATAAAACAATATCATTTTCATCAATAAATGGATAAGTTTCACTAACATTATTAAAAATATAGTATTTTTTCCCACAAACAGATTCGCATTTATATTTTATTTTAACTTTGAAATCAACTTCTCCAACTCTTTTACATTTTGTACTGGTCTTTTTTATTCTTTTTAATCTATCTTCATTTTCTTTTTCCTTTCGTTTTTCTTCTTTAATTTCTGCCTCTTGAATGCGCGATTGAGCCAAAATATTTCCTTGCTTTTTTATTTCTTCATTTTCCAATCTTTCTTTTTCTTTTTCTTCTTCTGTTTTTTTGTCCATTAATATATTTATTAGAGAATTAAAAACTAAGTTTTTAGTTTTTAATTATAATGAAAAATGTTTTATATTTTTTAACATCCCTTTGTGTTTTTCCGTTTTTTTAGCTTTTTGTAAAATGTCCATAGCTTTATTGATTTCATCTTCAGTTACTTCGCCGTCACCATTCAAATCCAATATATCTTCAAATTCGCGAAGTTTATGCGGTATAATACAAAAACGACTATTTTCATTTAATAAATAACCAATTAAAACATTAAAAATTGCAGTGATTGTTAATGCAATTAATACATCCCTTGTACCCAACCAACTAACAGCAAATATCATTAAATGTCTGCCCAAAGATTTTTTTAAATATTTTTCTTGGGATTTTGAAACTTCAATTTTTACAAACCGTGATCCTATATTTAATAAGATCATAACAAATCCAGCAAATAATTTGCTATTATTTATTTTACCTAAAAATAAATGAACGTGGTTTGGTAACATATTAATATATATTGATATAATTTATTTATGATCTTTTGTTGCTAACATTGTATTTTTTTCACCAGATGTTTTCATAAAACGATCCAAATCCGTAATGCTAAATCCTAAATAATTCCGCAATTTGTTCGTTACATCTTTCATATTGTTTAATCCGATAAATCCTTCAGTTCCCGCAGCAACCGTAGCAGCCGCAGTTCCCGTAGATCCCGTAGTAGTACCCGTAGCAGTTCCCGCAGATCCCGTATCAGTTCCCGTAGCAGTTCCCGCCGCAGCAACCGCAGATCCCACCGCAGCCGCGGATGAGCCTGTTTCTTCATCTTCCTCTTCACCGTGTGTGTGATTACCACTAACGTGATTGTGATCTGTCCCTTCATCCATACCTTCTTTCCCTTTAAACCCCATTTGATTAACATTTGCTGTTGTTGCATCTGCTAATTTTTTAAGTTGGCCGCCAAGCATACCTTCTTTATTATCGTGAAGCAATACGACTATCATACTAGCGAATATAATAGCACAGGCCAAATCACAATCTAATGCAAAATATAATAATATACAAACCAAGACAACTCTACCCACTGTTTGTTTTGAAAAATTTTTAAGAGATTGAGGTGTATTATACATTAGAATGATTAATAAAAACGCCAAAATAAAACTTAAGTTTTGTTTTTTGAAATACATCATATATATAAATTACTATATATATTTTTCAAGTTATTATAAATAAATTTTTATCTCTTTTTTTTATAAGAATGTCATCACTTGGATATAGTGAAATAGAATCAATGGAAAATTTAGAAAATAAATATAATAGCAAAAAACAAAAGAAAAATAAAACTTTTAAAAAAAGAATGCAACCGGATAAAAAAAAAATGACAGGTGAAAATGTTGAAAATTTCCTAAATTTAATGAAAGATGTTGGAAACAATGATTCAACAGATGGCTCAGGTTTAGCAGATTTTAATCCTCCTCCTAAACCATTAATAACAAAACAACCAGATGATATAATTGAAAATGATAATATCGCCGATAATTCTATCTCCAATAACGATTTTAATAATTTAGATGATTATGCAGCTAATGAAAAATATTACAATCAATATATTCCATATTATACCGAATCACAAAATCAGCCAAAAATTTTAGATAATAAAGATAAACTATTTGAAAAATTAAATTATATGATTCATCTTTTAGAAGAAGAAAAGGATTCAAAAACAAATAATATTACAGAAGAATTGGTATTATATATGTTTTTAGGCGTTTTTGTTATTTTTATCGTTGATTCATTTGCAAGAGTTAGTAAATACAAACGTTGATTTTAAACGTTGATTTTAAACGTTAAAGTAAACAAAAAACATCTTTGCTTTCTTTCGACAAATAAGCAAAATTATAAAAATAATACGAATTTATAAATGTTTTTACAGGTTTATACTTTTCCAATAATAGTTTAAGAATTTTATTATTATTTGAAATATTTTCAATAAAAACAATTTGACTTTCAATATCTTTAGAAATAAGATTTAATGATATCATAAACCCTAAAGTAAAAATATTACCATCAATATTTTTATTTACATAACTGGACATAAATTCCAAACTATTTTTATTATTATACGTAGTATATGGGTTTTTAAAAACATAATATCCCTGAAATACTTCATTTATCATTAACCCAGTAATAAATATGTGATTTTTTTCAATTAAATAAAAAACGTGCCCCAAATTAACAGCGATAAAGCAGTTAAAATGTTTTTTACTTTCCATAAAAATTTGATAAAATTTATTCATATTTGTTTTATTAATGAATACAATATTAATATTCGGCATATTAAAATTTAGACACATTTTCCAATTATTATGATCAAACATATAATTTTTATAAGAAGTCAACGGTACCACCATAGATGTCTTGACATTTTCTCTTTTAAAAAATGATACAATATTATTGGATTTATTTCTAGTATGACAATAGTGTGTATAAATTTGTTTACCAGCATAATTTTTTTTTCGGTGTTTTGAATTTACACATAAATAATCAACATAATTAATCGTCATTTTATTACCATCCAAATAACAATCCAATGGTTTAGAAGTCATACAAGCCAATATTGCGTTGTTGTATATTTTCATTGAAACAAAAGATTTATCATTGTGATGTTTAAAATTATCCATTATTGCATTTTCGGGTGGATTATAAAATTCAGAAGAATTTGGTAAGAAATTTGATTTTATAAAATCTATAAAAATGTCTTTTTTTTCAGTAGGTATATTATTTGCATTAAAAAAATTAATATCAAAATCGTAAAATTTATTTTTTATTGGTAATTTATCTTGAATAATACCGGGTGGAAACATCCAATAATTTAATTTATGATAATGAAAAACAGGTTGTCTTGACCAAAAAGGATATTTTAATTTAAAATACGCTATACATAAACATATTATAATTGAAACGATTACAATAATATTTAACAACGATTCAAACATAATGTATGATTTGATTATAAATATTTAATTTATACTTATAATCTAAGCCTTTTTTAAAATATATAAATATTGATATTGATAATTACATTTTATCATATCTATTTTGCCTTGTAAAATAAATCCAGCTGATTTAGCCAATCCCAATATATTTTTTTGCGTATCCATAAATAATGTATGTTTATTTTGTCTAACATTCCCACTTGAATCATCTTTAAATGTTTCATCAAATATGGCGAGATTTTTATGTTTTTGCAATTTAAAATCCGCTTTGTATTGGAAATCTTTAAATTTAACCAATGAATTGGTGATTCTTTTTTTTGCATATTTTTGCGGTGATACGGCTATTAATACATCGGCGGCATTAACAATTGGGTTAAATTTATCACGATTTACCAAATGCAATGTTAATGTTCCATCTTTTTTTAACCACTCATAAGCATTTTTGAAAAAAGGTAATTTATTTTCCATATAATAAATAGTAAAATAAGTACATAAAATATGAGTGAATGAATTTGGAGGATGTGACATAGAATCTAATGCATTCGAATTGACAAAATCACAACCAGGGAATTTTTTTGATGCTTTTTCAACCATAGCTTTAGATTTATCAACGCCTTTTATTGTATAACCTTTTTTTACAAATTTGTCTACTAAATTCCCAGTACCACATCCGATGTCTAATATTTTACTGTTTTTTTTTGTGGGTTCCGTTGCGTGACATATTTCAGTTAATTCAAATTTTAATTTAGATATATCCTCCGATAAGTCATCATAATAATCAACATAAAAATCATCATATAAATCATCATTTTCTTTAATAATATATTTATCCATTTGTGCAAATCCCTCACGTTTCGGATTATTTAAATTATATTTTCTTATTAATAAAAGTAATAATGCCGATATTACAAACACTTTTAACCAA